TCCCCAATGTCCCCAAAGTCCCCAAAAAGAAGAGAAAGAAGAACAAAACCAGCGATCTGAGATTGGGGACTTTGTTGGGGACATTGGGGACAAAGAAGAAGAAGAAGAGGAAAACAAGCCGAATGGCACGCACGGAGGGCAGACATGGCTGCTCTGAGCGTGCACGCGCAGGCTCTCGCGCTGTTCGATACGTGCGCCGACGAGCGGGTGGCTCTCTCGCTGCGTGACGACGGGCGGCTGGTGGTGACCGCCGACCATGTGCCCGACGCGCTGCGCGCCCGCCTGAGCGCGTTCTGCGCCGAGCACGAGGGCCGCGAGGGGCTTCGGACGTACCGAGCGCTGCGCGACATCGTCGGGGCTCCCTCGAGGGCGGCGCGCGAGCTCCTGACGCTCGCCGTGGGCCACGCCGTCGGCCTGCCCGCCCCGTTCGTCATCACGTTCGCGCGCGGCGGCCAGCGCTGCGTCTGCTCGACCTCGAAGGATGCGTATACGCGCGCCGTGCAAGCGGGGCTGCCCGCCTTCGTCCTGCGCGAGCTCGAGGCCGCCGCGCTGGTGGTCGAGCAGGGCCGCGCCCCCCCGCGCGACCTCGACCTGTGGCTCCTGGCCAAGAAGCGCGGCGACTGGCGGCTCACCCCCGAACTCGCCGGCGCGCTCGAGGCGCCCACTGTGCAGGCAGGCCTGCAGCCGGCGATCACCTTCGGCGACCTGTTCGATGCGCTCGGCGCCGAGCTCGTCGACGTCGAGCTGCCCGCCACCGAGGCCGCATGAGGCGGTTCGCGAACCCGGCGCAGGAGACCTTCGACTGGGGGTTCGCCTCGAGGCTGCCCTTGTGCGAGCCGCCGGCAGCGGAAAGCGCTCGAGCGCCAATGCCCGTGCCAGCCAAGCCGAAGCGCCCAGCGAGGGCGCGGGTCGAGGTGGTGGGGCCTCCGCTACCGACGGCGGCCGAGCTCCGGGCGTTGATCGCTCCGCCTCGACCGCCATCGAAAAAGAAGAAGCGCGAGAAGCTGGCGCCCTCCCCCGTTCCGCTCGAGTGCGCGGTGCTCGGCATCGACCCCGGAGAGCGGAGCGGGTTTTCCATCTGGCAGCGCGGGCGGCTGGTGGAGTTCGGCGAGGTCGACGTCTTCAGCACCGAGCCGACCACCGTGCTCGAGCGCTTCATCGCCCTTGAGGGCCCGCACGTGCTGGTGGTCGAGCGCCCATTTCGCGTGCGCTACCAGAGCCAGACCGGCATCGGCACCGCCGACAAGATGTGGCGCGAGCTTGCCAAGCGGCTTCGCGTGCCCCGCTGGCGGACCGTGCGTGTCTTCCCCCCGACCTGGCGCGCCCGCCAGCTGTCCAAGGGTTTCGCCTCCGCCAAGCGCGACAAGGTCCGGCCCGAGGAGCAGCTGATCGCGCGCGCGGTTGTGCTCGAGCAACTGGGCGCCAGCGCGCCCGAGCTCGGCGACGAGAGCGCGCCGGCGGTGCTCATCGGTCGCTGGGGAGTGTTCGCCGGCGAGGTGCTGAAGGTGCTGCCCAAGGGGCGCAAGAGGAAGGCGAGGACGGCATGATCGGCCCTTGGCGTGCTGACTACGGCCGGCGGACGGGCGAGCTCGATGAGCAGTACCGCGCGTCGCTCAGGTCGATCGGCTTGGAGCTCGGGGACGATGGCCGAATGTACGTCGCGGCGCCTCCGCCGTGCGGGCACAAGCCTTGGGAGCGAAACCACAGTCGTGATCAGCTGATCTGCGACGGCTGTCGGGAGGCGCGCTGATGGCCTTCGATGCGCTCGAGTACGTGCGGATCGAGGGCGAGTTCCTGTCGCTTGGCGGGGGCTATCTCTGGGAGCGCGTTGAGCTGGTGGCATGGCAGCGACGCGAGTACGAGCGCGTGGCCGGCACCGCAAAGCAACGCGACTTCCGGTCGAGACAGCACGGCCGGCACTATCACAGCGCGTACGAGCGAGCGCGGCGCGTGCGGAACAAGGAACGTGCAGCCGTCGTGCGTTGCTGTCCCGTGTGCTGGCGGATGTGGGCTGTTTCGGCCGCGCAGCGTGAGGACGGGAAGCGGTTCTGCACGCAGCGATGTGCAGGGCGCTATCGCATCGCGAAGCACCGGCCCAAGCCGCCCCGCATGGTGACCATCGAGGGAAAGACGCGGGCACTGCCGGAGTGGGCGAAGCGCTTCGGTATCGGAGTCAGCATGGTCTACCGGCGCATCCGGCAAGGCATGACCGAGGTTGATGCGCTCACCATACCGAAGGCAAAGGGCAAGCGATGACCGATGACTTACCCACCGTGCGGGACAGCATCGCCTTCGTGGCTGCCGCCTGCAGGCCCGGCTCGCTCGAGGCGCGCGTGGTGCACCACTGCACCTGCGAGCCGATCGTCGACCGCCGACACAACCGTTACGCCGTGTGGAATCCCGACCAGGTAGGGGCCTGGCAGAGCAGCATCAGCCTCGACTGCCCTGCGCATGGGCGCCTCCTCGAGCTGTACATCGCAGGGCTGCGTGGGCTGGGCTCGGCTGACAACGACAACGGCCTGGCTGCGGACGTGAGGCACCTTGGCCTCCCGCCGCCGCGCGCACCTGAGCCGCGTCGATCCGTGGTCCTACGCGTTGTTTCTGCAATTCGAGGCTGGCTCTCCAGCTTGTGAGGTTGTGCTGTGGCTCAAGCAGTAGACAAAGCGAAGACCAAGAAGCTCACCGAGAAGCAGCGCCGCTTTGTCGAGGAGTACCTCATCGACCTGAATGGAACGCAGGCGGTGATCCGCGCTGGCTTCAGCGAAAAGGGCGCGGACGTCGCGGCCAGTAGGTTGTTAGGAAATGTTAGGGTTCAAGCCGCTGTTTCTGAGGGCAAGCGCAACCGTAGCCGGCGCGTCGAGATCACACAGGCGCGCGTGCTCGAGGAGATCGCCCACATCGCGCTGTCCGACCTGAGCGAGGCCTTCGAGCGCGACGGCAAAGAGGGCAACACGCTGCGCCTGCGCAGGCTCACCGACATGCCCGAGGGCGTGCGCCGCTCTATCGAGTCGATCCGCGAGCAGCCCACCGACAAAGGTGTGATGCGTTCGGTCAAGCTGCACTCGAAGGTCGCCGCTTTGAAGATGCTCGCCGACCACCTTGGACTGGAGGCACCGAAGAAGCACCTGCTCGCCGGCGACCAGGACAAGCCCATCGCCATCAAGGGTGTCAACTCGCTCACCCGCGAGCAGACCATCGCCATCACGTCGAAGATTCTCGGCGTCGCGCAGAAGCTGGTCGAGCGGAAGTTCGTTGGGTCGGCGAGTGAAGAGCAGGCCAAAGATGAGTGAGACGAAGGCGACCGACTTCGAAGTCTGGTTCAGTCGCGTCGACGGCTGTCCTGGCTTCGTGTTCAAGCGGCCCGTCGACGCTCGTGAGGCGCACGAGTTCTTCGACGACACGGGCGTTTGGCCAATCCAGATGGTCGATGGCGTGTTGTGCGCGACCAACCCGGCAAAGCGCCAACGATGACCGAAGCCGAGCCCGAGCTCGAGACTGTCTTACTGCCCTACCAGCAGCGGTGGTTTGCAGACTCGTCCGAAGTGAAGGTCGCCGAGAAGAGCCGACAGATTGGTCTTACCTGGGCCAGTGGTGCAGAAGGCGTCTTGTATTGCGCGTCAGACACGCTGCATTGCTACTACATTGGCTACAAGGAAGACATCGCCGAACAGTTCGTGCGCGAAGCTGGCGAGTGGGCAGTCAACCTCGGCTTCGCTGCTGGTGCAATGGACGTCTTCCTGTTCGACGACATGGACGAGAGCACAGGCGAGACCAAGCGCAGCATCAAGGCGTACCGCATCAACTTCGCGAACGGGCGGCGCCTGGTCGGGCTCACCAGCGCACCGCGAAACCTGCGCGGGCTCAAGGACGCGTACCTCATCCTCGACGAGTTCGCCTTCCACGATGACCCGCCCGGTCTGTTGAAGGCGGCGATGGCCCTGCTCATCTGGGGCTCACGCATCGCCATCATCAGCACGCACGACGGCGTCGACAATCCGTTCAACCAGCTGGTCGAGGACGTGCGCGCAGGCAAGGCGCCCTACTCGCTGCACCGGGTGACGTTCGCCGATGCCGTGGCCGATGGGCTTGCGCGCCGGGTGTT